AGCAGAAGGAAGATTTGATTTTTATTCTCATGATGCACATGATTGGGCATGTAAATGGTATGTTCAAAAAGGTGGAAATTGGATAACAGAAGAAAGAAGAAGAGAAGAACCAGAGGATAGAGAGATTTGTCCGCATTGTAGTTGTGAACCATGTGAGTGTGAAGATAGCATTTATGAAGCAGCAAGAATTCCAACTCAATATGGTAATGTATATGATCTAACCTTTAACTGGAGAGGTAAGATGTATGCTATCAAAATGTTCTTCCCTAAAGTTTCTAAACCTCAGAAAGCAGAAGTTCAGAATGCTTTGAGTAAAATTTATCCTGGTTCTGTTTTAAAAAGATTCTCTGTAACAGCGTTTGATAATAGTGATTCTTATATTCATGTGGGTACAGATGATATGAAAGAGTCAGTACAGATGTCTCCACAAGAGTTGATGATAGCAAAAAAGATGTCTAGATTAAATATTCAATTAGCAAAGAAAAGGAAAAAAACTTTAGACACCACAGATGTAAAAGATACAGATGAAACAAAAACAACAAATGAAGATTGGCAGAAAGTTAATCGTAGAGATAAAACAGATGGTCTAAGTCAAAAAGCAGTTAATGCATATAGAAGAGAAAATCCTGGTTCTAAACTTAAAACTGCAGTTACTACTAAACCATCTAAATTAAAGAAAGGATCTAAATCTGCTAAGAGAAGATTATCATTCTGTAGAAGAATGAAAGGAATGAAGAAGAGACTTACATCTGCTAAGACTGCTAGAGATCCAGATTCAAGAATAAATAAAGCACTTCGTAGATGGAATTGCTGATCTAGAATATCATGAGTGAAATTTATCTTGGTAATCCTAATTTAAAAAAAGCAAATACTCAAATTGAGTTTACTCAAGAAAACATTGAGGAGTATTTGAAATGCAAAGAAGATCCTGTCTACTTTGCTATGAACTATGTAAAGATTGTGACTCTTGATGAAGGTCTAAAATCTTTTGCACCATATGATTTCCAAGAGAAGTTAATTAATAACTTTCATGATAATAGATTTAACATTTGTAAAATGCCTAGACAGACAGGTAAATCTACAACTGTTATATCATATCTGTTGCACTATGTTGTTTTTAATGATAGTGTGAATGTAGGTATTCTTGCAAACAAAGCTGCAACTGCAAGAGAATTACTAGGTAGACTACAAACTGCATATGAAAATCTACCTAAATGGATGCAGCAAGGTATACTCTCTTGGAATAGAGGGTCATTGGAGTTAGAAAATGGATCCAAAATATTGGCAGCATCTACCTCTGCAAGTGCAGTTAGAGGTATGTCTTTCAACATTCTTTTTCTGGATGAGTTCGCCTTTGTTCCTAATCATATTGCTGACTCGTTCTTTGCCTCTGTATATCCTACTATTACTTCTGGTAAAAAAACCAAAGTCATAATAGTATCTACACCTCATGGTATGAACCACTTCTACAGGTTATGGCATGATGCAGAAAGAGGAAAGAATGAATATACACCCACTGATGTTCACTGGTCTGAGGTGCCTGGTAGAGATGAAGTATGGAGAGAGCAAACAATTGCAAACACTTCAGAACAACAATTCAAGATAGAGTTTGAATGTGAGTTCTTAGGATCTGTTGATACTTTGATAGCACCTAGTAAATTAAGATCATTGATATATGAATCACCACTAACACATAATGCAGGTTTAGATATATTTGAACAGGTAAAAGATAAACATGATTATATTATTACAGTTGATGTTGCCAGAGGAGTTGGAAATGATTTCTCAGCATTTGTAGTTGTTGATATCACAGAGTTTCCACATAGAGT